GAAGGTCTCATCGTCCAGAGCGGCCAGTTCCCCCTGATAGAGCCATGCGCTCCGGACGCTGGTGGCCAACTGGGAGTCGCGATCCATTGGAATCCGCACCCTGCAGTGCAGCGCAGTGCTGCGCCCGCTTTGACTGGTCTCAGAGGTCAGTTCCGTGCGCCAGAAGCATTCTGAGAAGGTGGCCAGCAGATAGATTGTCTGACCCACCTCTCTACCCCGCTTTATGGTGACCACCGTGACGGTTTTTGTCCCACCCAGCACTTACACCACCCCCGCATAGAGGAGACCGTAGGGATCATGCCCCAAGGCTCCTGCCAGAATCTGATGGGCAATGGCGTCCTCTGATCTCACCGCAGCCGCGCCAGTCAGGTAGGTTTCGCTGATGCCATCGTTAGAGGCAGAAGCCAAACCCAATCCCCGGTCAGTGACCTGCTGGTGTCGGAACAGAGCGTCCGTGATCTGGGTGCAGGCATCCGCAAGCTCCAGAGCCAGCTTTTCCGCATAGCCTTCCGCCCGGCCATAGGTGAGCCGGTCAATGGTGCGGGAGGCTCTGGTTGCCCAGATCTGCCAGATGGATTCTGGCAGCTTACCGCCGAATCCCTGATACTGGCTATAGCTACAGTAGATCATGGGAAAGCACTCCCTTACTCAGCAGTGGTCTTGATGATCAGGGTTTTGGGCTTGGTGACCACGTGCTCATAGACCTTTCGGCCCTGAACCGCAGAAGCACCGATGAAGGAGCCGGATCCGTTCAGATCCTGAATGTGAGGAGCCACAGACCACTCGTTGATCCGACAGCACCAGTCCGGATGGCCGGCAATGAAGTCGGTAGTGGCGGACAGAGTGTTGTCCTCAAACACGGTGAAGCCTGCGATCTTGCCGATTGCGCCGGTCTGCACCACAGCATCGCCCAGCTGAGATGCCCGGACAAAGTGGGTGGTGTCGGTGAGCAGTAGTTCCACCACATCGGGGGAGACTAGCAGCCAGCGGCGGCCATCGTTGGGCACGTTAGCCTTAGAGAGGGCGGTGCGCGCCTTTACGATCATGGGGTAGGCGGTGTCCGCAGTAAGCGCGGAAGTGTCTGTCAGCTTGGTGGCAGCTTTCTCTAGACAGGTGGTTGCATCCTGCTCGATCTGGAGGGCCAGAGAGTAGCCGGCGGAATCCAGACGATCCGCAGCCAGATTGTCGGGGACTGCGGCGGCCTCATAGCCGTCAATCAGCTCGTTTACGGCCTTGTCGTGCTGGATCGTCACCGTGATGTACTCGGTAGAGCCGGTGGTCAGCTTGGTGCCGGAGGTCTTGCTGTAGTCAGCGGCAGTTACCTCGGTGTCCCGGACAGGGACTTTTACTGCACCGGCCTTAGGGTTGCCCTCATACCGGTTGTTAAAAATAATGCCGTCTTTCTTTACCAGAGTGGAGCGCAGCTTGATGTCCACCAGCTGGGCATAACGTTCCTGCAGAGTGTGTGCCATTGTTCAAATTCTCCTTTTAGTCGATTTTCAGGCCGGGGTTCAACGCTTGAAATGCGGCGATCACCCCAGCAGCATCTTCGGCCTCTCCGCCTGCACCGTGTTCTGTGCCGGTGTCAACATGGACGGAAGAGCCACTGTCCGCCCCCTCAAACGCCCATGGCTTATCCTTTGCCAGAGCGGTCAGAGAGGCGGAAATATCCGTTATACGATCCTTGGAAGCGCGCAGTGCATCCAGATCCAGCATTCCACGAATGGCCTTCACATCTCGACCCTTCGCATCCCGGATTGCGCCATCCAGAGCGGTGTCGAAGGCGAAGGTTTCCTGCTGGGTGGTGAGCTTACCCTGAAGGGCAGCGATCTGGCTCTGAAGGTCAGCAACATCCACGCCCTCAAACGATTTCAGCCCATCCTGAGCGGTCTGAAGCTGGGCAGTCAGGGTGTTTATCTGGCTTTGCAGCTGGGTTGCCTTGCCCTTTTCTGCGTTCACATCAGCACCGTTCTGTGCCATGATCCAGGTCAGCTGCTCATCTGTGATGCCGGGGATCTTCTCTTTGATTTCGTCTCGCTTCATGGTTTGTCCTTTCTCCGCTACGCTTTGGTGACGGGGGTGGCATCCCCGGTGCGGCTGACCGTTTTACGCCGGGTCTGGCGAAATGGTATGAAAAAAGCACTGTGCAGGTGGCACAGTGCTTTCGTCAACAAATTGATTCAGTTGTGGGCGTATCCGTATTTCCGGGCTAGTATGCAGACGGGATAGCGCCAAAAACGATCGGTTTCGGTTGCAAATTTCAGTTTGCTTTCGGCGGATATATTTTGGGGCGAGGTTTTCCGCGAATTAACTTATGTGTTACGGGGTCACGCTTTGGCGGGGTATCATCAAGAATGAATATCGTATCAAGTGGATAATCTTCGATCGTATATCCTTCATCTTCTGGAATTTGATCAAAATACAGGGTCATTTTTTCAACTCCTCTCTAATCGAATCCCACGAATCAAAACGAAATGGGATGCCATAAGTGCTACATAGTTCCTGAACGGTTGCCTCTTGTCCCAGCATTTCTGCCTCAAAAAAAGACATCTCGCCCATTCTAGCTTTGTCGTAGTACAAAGAACTAACTTTTTCATCTACAGTGTAATACGCTTCTTTCAGATCGTCAAGAGATGAGATTTCTTTAGGCCATTTGCTTGGCGATTGGATTCTATATACCCCGTTTGGCGTAACGGCTCTGACCTCAGACAGTTTCCCGTAACGAAGCATATTGATGTCATTGGGGGAGAAACAACCCCCTCCGGGATGATTATGTGTCAAAATTCCGGATTTCATTTTTCTGATGTCGTCATTTGAAAATTGAACTTCAGAATCAGTCCCTGCTTTTTTTACAACGAGTGTTCCTTCTTGGGTGTATACTCGCCCGGTTTCATTTTTAGCGTAAGTGGAACTCCATTCAGCTTTAACCATTTGTGTCCAGGCCTTTTGGGGCATGGCATCAGCACCGATAGAGGACAACCACGTTGCAGATCGTTTTTGCGCTGGTTTATAGGACGAATTGCTAGAATGTCCGCTAGATGGCTTGTGAATGACTTGCGAATTATTTACTTGTCTGGCATCCCATGCCGCCTTACTGGCCGCACTATGCCCAAATCCTGCCGTTCCAGTGCGGCTGCTGTCCAGATATCCGCCGGTATCCCGGACGAATTGGCGCAGCTGATCCCGTGCGTTTTTCAGCTTGACGGCAGACTTTGTGGTATCCAGCCCCGCTGCATTCTCCGCCAGATACTGCTTTTTCGCCGCTCTGACCTTCCGCTCTGCGGCCCGCTGCATCTGGCTGATCTCATACTTGGTATATAGCTTGCCGTTGTACTCCTGATCTCTGGCATTCAGCTGGGTCAACTCCGCCTGAGTGTAGGCGGATTGAGACAGGCCGGGGAAGAAAGGATAGAAATTGTGGCGGCAGTTCCAGCCGCAAAGGCCATCTCCGCTGCCGTAGCCGGTGGAACTCTCAAAGTCCGGGTAATGTTTGCCCTGATAGGTGACAGCACCGCCCCGATGAAATGCCTTTCCTTGCCAGAGAACGTGCTCTGGTCTGGCCCCGGCGTGGGCAGTGGTCTCCACAAAGTTCCAATCGAACTGATCCATCCGCTGGATTTGAAGCTTCCCGGAGGTCTGGTTCACTCCGGTGAGTACCGCCCGGCGGGTGGCCACTTCTAGAGTGTCCCGGTGTCCAGAGGGATAGGTCACGTGGGTCATGTGCTGAGAGAGGTCATTTACAGAACGACGGATCGCCGTTTGATAGTCAAATGCGCCGGAGGAAACCTGAATCCATGCTCGATCCAAAGACTGCTCAAACTGCCCAGTCACTGTGTTGGCGGTGGTGGCGGTTAGGTTCTTCCACGTCCCCATTGTCTGACGATAGCCAGCGTTCAGCAGGTTAGCCAGAGCCGGATTTTCTGTGATGGAGGGGGTGGCGATCCCCGCCTTCCGATAGAGGGCGTCGTCTGTTCGCAGCGCCTCCACACCAGCCTCTTGCAGGATGGTTCGCAACTCCGCATCGGTTTTCCCGCTGTACTGAGCTAGGAGCTTCACTACGTCCTTCCGCAGTCCGCTGATCTGGTCCAGCCGCCACAGCTGCCATTGAGCCGTGTCTGTGACCGTCCCCATCTTGCCCATGCGCCGGGCTACGTCTTTTAGAATATCATCCTCCAGATCCTGCATCAGCTGGGTTAGCGGTTCCGGTGCGCGGTCTAGATAATCGGGAGACAGCATCAGATCTCACCAAAGCTCAGGGGCTCACTGCCTTGGCTGTCCTCCTGAGCCTCCTGAGCCATCTGCCGGGCGGCGGCCTCATTCAGCCCATACCGGGCCATAAGATACCGGTATCGGGGGATCAGGCCGGACAGCGCATCCTCCCGCATGGTGGCCAGACGGCTTTCCTGATCTGTGATGTAGCTGTCGTCCCAGTTGATGGAGATCTCCGTCTCTGGATCCACCGGAGCGCCCAGCATCTCCCGGCCTGCCCAGAGAAGCGCCCGGAAGATGCGGATCAATGCGGCCTCGATCTGGATCTGATGCCGGTTGGCGTGCTGCACCATGTCCTGCCGATCTCCGTTATACTGGGTGGCAGTGGCAATGTTCCCGGAATTGAACTGGTAGTGGTGGGTACCCAGACCAACCTTGAAGGAAAAGTAGTCCAGAGCATCCTGAACCGCCTTGCTGTTGTCATCCACCCGGAGATCGGGGTTATACTCGTGCCAATCCGGAGCATCATCGGGATCATCGCCGGGCAACTGGAAGAAAATACGCCGTCTGGCCGCATCGGGAGGCACTTGGTAGGGCTTACCATCGTCTGTGAAGCGGGTCTCCACCAGCCGCTTGTTATAGAACACCTTCTTGCCACCCAGATAAATGTCTTGCCCATAGTTATCAAAGGCAAGATCCACCTGCTTAGCGGCGTCCAGCGCTTCGGAAAAAACCGCCATGCCCAAACCAGTGCCTCCAGTGATGTTCTTCACACCCGCAGGAGAGAACAGGGCAAACCAGGGGACGCCACTGCCGGTAAAGAATTTGCCAATCATGCCATCCGGAAGGGGCTGGGGTTGATAGCTGGCGCAGTCGGTTTCTTCACCCTGCCCCTTAAAGAACTCATTGGTGATCTGGTATTGCAGGCCACCGGCGGGGTTCCTCACCAGCTGATGGGTCTGTAGGTAAATGCAGGAATCGCCATGCAGGGAAACCTGACTGGCAAAGGCCACCTCTGTTACCAAGCCGTGTCGAACCGTAATGGGTAGAATACATTCTGCTGGAAGATAGTCCAGAGAAATTCGGGCAGCCGGTGTTTTTTGCAGAACACCGGCCTGAAGGGCGGCTCCTTCCACACTCATCACAAAGGCGCCGGTGCCGGAGCGGAACGCATCCTCCACCAAGCGGTTTGCGTTTGGCCAGAACGACAGACTGCCCAGAACACCACCAGTCTGGTCCTGATCTCCCATCAGCCATTTGGCACTGGCTGCGTCTGCCACGGTGGCGGTAGTGCGGTCATTGAGCAGCAGTGTTGCCCAGTCCTCGCAGGCGTGCTTTGCCATGCGGAGAGAACTCATGGTTCTGGACTGGGTAGAGCCGCCCACCACTTGCTCCGTTACCTTGTGGAAGGTTCCGTCATAGCCTCTCCACCAGTCTTTCCAGGTCTCGATGTAGCTGTAATAACTGCCATCAATGTGCAGATGTTTTGTCTTGTTCAGATAGGCGACAAATCGTGTGATATTCACGTTCAAAATCCTCTCAGCAGAGCAGCGCAATCCCGCTCGATGGTGTACTCAAATGCGTCCAGACTGTCCACATCGGTAGATCCATCGTCCAGACGCACGTCTTTCCCCGGAGACTTATCACTCCACAGAGCCTCGCTCAGAGCGTCCCTCAGAGTAGCGGCCTCGGGCAAATAAAAAAACCGGCCGCCACCAATGAGAATAGAGGTCAGCCGGATTCGTTCCGTTATTTCAATTTTCTTGGAGCCGAAAACCCGCTCCGATAGGTATCCCAGCCCGTTCCGGCTCAGGTCAGCCCGAATCTGCCGAATAATGACCTGCTCTGCGCTGTCGCAGTAAATGGCGTCAATCCGCTTCCAACGGCTTAGGATCGAGCGGAGAAAGAGGATCAGCTGCTTCACCAGCTGGTTTACATCGCCGGGTTCCAATCTCTGGGAGACTAGAGCTACAACACCCTGCCCGGGTGGTAAAAAGCCGGTGGCAACAAATGCGTGTTTCGAGCCGTTTCCGCCGAAGTCCACGCCCACAACCACCTTGCGGAGCTTTAATTCCTTCTGCGCAGGCCAGAGAAAACATCCATCCCCAGAGGCAATGCTGTCCGCAAAGGAGCGATAGATCACGCCCTCCGCAGCGGCCCACTGGCCCAGAATGAACCGGTTATAATACACGGTTCCTGCGTATTCCTTCTTCAGCTGGGCCACGAACTCAGCTGGAAGAAACGGGTTGTCGTCAATGGTAGAGGTCTGACAGAAAACGTCCGCATCACTGTCGATGAACTTCTTTACAAAGTGCTGCGGGCCCGCCGGGTTAGCTGTCCCGTCAAATATACTGTGGGGACAGCGCAGGCGGCTTTTCAGCATTTCAAATAGCTCTTGGTTCCAAGTGGCCATCTCGTCCCCGTAGGCGTACTCGATGGTCATGCCCTGAATCCGGGCCACGCTGCTCTTTTTGTCAGCGCCCAGCGCATATACACGCCGCCCAAACAACTCCACGGTGTTGTCTCCGCTGCGGATGGTTCCAACAAGGCTCTTGCCCCAGATGTCCCGCATGGGATCCAGAATATTCCGGGAGAGGGTGCCCTGAGTGTGACCCAGCATAACAGCAGCACCCTGACCTTTCATGGCCATGAGCCGCTTCGGAATTACCACCGCATAATCCAGCCAGCTTTTCCCGCTGCCGGTTGCCCCAATCTTCAGGTTCCAGCGATGGGTGCAGAGATCCAGATATTCCTGCTGCTTACTCGATAGCACTGCCGATCACTCCCAACAGCTCCGCAGCCTTCACCAGCGCCTCCTGTTTGCCAGTTTGCGCCGGGGCATTGCTCCAGCCTTCGAAATTATTGGTCAGGGAGAATTTGGCCCCGTTGACACCCTCCCGGTCAAAGAGCCGTTCCTCTGCATAAGTCTCAATGCGGAGCTTAGCGCGTGTTATCGTGTCATGAAATTCAGGCCGATCCTGATAATTCAGCAGTGCCTGACGGGAGAGAAACCCCAGTTCATAAGCCAGACCTGTGACGGTAGGGGGTCGCTCTTCTTTCTTGCATTTCTGGAAGTAAGCCTCAATGGCCTCCTCCAGGGCTT